CCAACAGGTGTGAGTGCTGTAGTACCAGTGTCTTTTGCCACTGTTACAACGCCTCCTGCTAAAACAAGTTTGACAAAGTCACCATAAAAGATGCTTGTGCCTTCTGCTGATTTAATTGGAATATATCTTGTTTTTCCACTAAATGAACCACTTGCTGAAGTAGTACCTACTGGCTCTGCACCCATTGGGGTTGCTTTTGTAGCCATTTTATTACTCCGTAATTAAAATTAATGTTTGCCGAATGTAGTCCTTGAATTCCTTTGCGGTTCTAGCATTGGCATTCTAGGATCACTTTCTCTAAGATAATTATTATCTATAGACTCAACTTGCTGAACGGCTAACTTGTCATAGTATTCCTGTCTCGATTTCACGAGTTCAGCAGGTGCTTTACATAATAATAGACCACCTATTTCGATACATCCATCAGATGCCCATTTTGAATCTTGATCACTCATGATCTGTAATTCAGGATGGTCTTCTGATTTACAGGCTTCCCATCCTTCCCTAAATCTATATGAGACATTAGGGTTGTCTGATTGTCCTACTGTAGCAGTTCTAATCCATCTGAATACCCAACCATCTTGAGGTTTAGGATCAGGAAGAACTGATGGTGGTTGCCACGCTTGAGTTCGCTGCGTGTCTGCTCTTTGATTACTTCCACTTGATTGTCGTGGAGTGCGGCTATCACCTGCAACTTCTGTGGCTTCAAGCACTTCTGCTTCTATTTGATCTTGTTTTTGGTTTTTATCGTTAATGTCTTGTTTTGTCATTATCTTTTTTCCTTTATAAGTTCAGCCGCATATTGTTCAGGTGTAATACCAATTCTCCTAGCGATAGGGACTTGGGTAGCAGTTAATTTGACCTTGTTAGGTCTTGCTCCGTTATTTCTAGTCGCAGGAGCTACCACACTAGGTGGGGTTTGCGACTTGCGAGATTCTACAGGATCTGCTACTTCCTCGTATGAATCTTCGGTTTCAAATTCCTGAGGAAAAACTTCCCTCATCCTTTGATCTACACGATCATAATACTCTTTTGATGTAGGATCAACATTTTCTTTAATAAGTTTTGTGTGAACTCCATATGCAAAATTTGTCATTTCTTCATCTGCACCAAACCATTCGTTGTTTTGTTGCCAAGCAACTGCTTTTTCATCAGGTTGAGGAGCTTGTACAGGTTGCTGTTGAACAGGCTCTTGTTGTACTTGCTGTTGTGCTTGTTGTTGTTCTTCTCTTAAAACTTCATTAGCTAATTGTTGAGGTAAGTATTGCGCTTGTTGACTTGCAAGAGTTGCTTCTGTAAGAATTTGTTGAGCTTTAGCAATAGCTTCAGCATCACCATCTTCATAGGCTTTTTTATAATGTTGCGTAGCGGCTTGTTTCGCAAATTCTGCCTTTTGTTTTGCTTGTTTAACAAGCTCTTGCTGTCCTGTACCAAGAAGTTTATTAAGCCTTTCGTTTTCAGTAGAGGCTCTTTTAGCATAATTAACCGCCTCATCCCTAAGACGTTCTGCTTTTTCTTTTTCTCTTCTTTCTTCATGATAATCGTATTTTAATTTTTTTATTCTTTTGTTTGCATTTTCAGATAAGTCGTTTACCTCACTATCTTCTTTTTTTGGAGGCTTTCTATCTTCTAAAGGTCTATCATCTACTACTTCTACTTCAATGTTAGATTCTTTATCAATACCTACTGAAGATTTAAGACCAAAAAACCTATCTTCTGCTGAAGTATCTGTTTCAGGTATATTATCAAAATTTTCTGCTTCGTTTGTTTGTGTATCTGTCATACTCTTTCTATTCCTCTAGGATCTTGAACAACGGCTTCTACGTTGTCATCGTTAATAATTCTGAATTCTTTTCCATGTATTTTTAATCTTGTTCCTGTAAAAGCACGAAAAACAACCCAATCTCCCTCTTGACACCACGCACCTGACGAAAATTTCTTTTTATCATCGTAGCATTCTGCACCCATCTTCATAACAAATCCAACAACAGTAGCTATCTCTTCCGAGTGCATCATGTCATCAGGCTTATATATACCGCCTTTTGTTTTCATTGATATATCAGGTAGTGCAATTAATATTCTATACCCTTTTGGTTCAGGTAATTGAGAAGCTGTCGCTTCTTCTGATTTTTTAATTAAATTTTCTGTAGCAATTTCTGCTTTATTTTTTATAGTTTCATGCATTTCATTGCTTATAAAGGCTTCATTTATTCCGCCTTCTTCTTTTTCTTTTTTGCTTGATACTCTATTATCGGTTACTTTCATTTAATCCTCCATAAATCTTTTTTCCATATCAGTCACTTCTCTTTCTGCAATAGATAAACCTTTAATAATACCTATGAGATGACGATAATCAGAGTAATCTTTTGCAGTTCCCTCCAATAGATTTTCTTCAATCTGTATTTTTTCTTCTTGAATCTTTTTTTTCAAAAGACCAAACTGTGTTTCTGCCATTTTTCTCCCTCAGATATAGCTAGTCTGAGTCTTTGTTTTCAGTTGTTATACGAATATCAATTTCTTGAGATTCAGGTATATTTGCTGTCAGAGATATGTTTGAACTTGCACATCCTGTTACTACAAATAAACTTATTACTGTTAGTATTATATATTTCATTGTTAACCTATACTTATATTAATATAATTATTAAACTTATAAAATCAATAATACAAGAATTATTTATATATTCCTTAAAGAATATTTATACAGTTCTTGATTTACCTTTGTGTAGTCCATGTCTTGCGTGTTGTTTACCTGCTTTAGTTGCGGCTCTTTTCTTTTTGTTTGCTCTTGCTAATTTACTTCTGCCTTTTGATGTAGACTTTAATCTATCTATAGTTTTTTTAGGAGCATACACCTCACCAGTTTCAGATGATTTTTTTCCGCTAGGTGTACTCCATTTTTGTTTAGTCCAATTTTTTAAAGATTTCTGAGATTTTTTTAATGCCATTATTTATAGCCACCGCCTGATTTTTTATATCTAGAAGCTAGTAGTTGTGCTTTTCTAGCAGACCATTGACCTGCCTTACCACCTTTAGTGCCTGCTTTTATTGAATTAAAAAGTCTTTTTCTCATAGTTGGCTTAGTGTAATTACCTGCTTTATTAACAGTGGATTTTTTATTTGCCATTATTTCCTCTTTTCTTTCTAGTATTTAATCATGATTTTTTTGAAAACTCAATCTTCTTTGTATAAGTTGTTAAATGTTACATTAGAGTCAGTATAGCTTTCGTGTTCCTCACTACTGTGTATTTCTTGACTAGGCATAAAGTCAGGAGCTCCTTCTCCTGTAACCCATAATGCAGGATTGGTAACTCTTACTCTGTTATTTGGTAGAGCAACTAAGTTTCCTTTCCATTGACCTTCAGTCAAATACAATAGATGACTTTGTTTATGTTGATCAGGACTATCTGCAATATCATGCTCTGTATAATCAACAGTAAAGATATACTTAGCCATATAAAATTCACCATCTATTTTTGCATACCAAGGTGATGATGATGCTCTATCTATTGATATAACTGAATGATGATGAGACATACAATCCCATGGTTGACATAAATGATTTTCCATTCTCTCTGGCCAGTCTTCGACAGGAATATCTGCCATCATTCCTTGTATAGGCATACGAGCCCACATAGCACCACCATGAACATTATTGTCTTCTTCTTCACAACCTGTAAATATAACTTGAAATGATAATGATCTATCAGGCATGCAATTTACAGCTACAGCTAAACCATGAATAAATTCTCCATGATATCTTTCGTGACCAGCTGTAAATTCTTTTCTTACCCACACCTTAAAGTATGGAATATTCGATATCAAATAAGACATAAAACCTCCCTAATTTTATTTATCTTTTTCCGCCTCTTTTTTTACCTTTAACTTTTTTACCACTCATCATGCGAGTTCTTCCTTTAACTGCTTTGCCACCCATCATGCGAGTTTTTCCTTTTGCTTTCTTCATAGTATTATCTCCTTTTTACCATTTAACTTTTACTACCATTTGGTACGATTAGCCCAATATGCCGCAGAACACCTACCTTTGGCAATGTTTTTTGCATGTCTAGCTTTAAAAGATTTGCGTCTTGCTTTTTCTGATTTACTTTTTGGATTTTTTCCTGCTCCTGAAACACCTTGTTGACCAAATCGAATTGTTTTAATGCTTCCATCCTCACACTTAGCAACAACAACGTGAGATTTTGTAGGGTGATTAGGAGTTCTTTTCGGTTTATTAAACCCTGAAACTCCTGCTCTTTTTAATCTTGGATCTTTTTCTGCCATTATAATTTTGAGTTTGATTTTGCAAAAGCTATTTGTTTTTGAATTTCAATAGCTAATTTAATACCATCCGCAAATCCTTTTTCATCTACATCTACTTCTTGCATTTCTGCTTCAAGAAGTGCTTCGCCAATACGAACACCTAATTCAGTTCCTGTTAATTTTTCTTTAGATTCAATTTTAGCCATTTCTTTTATAATGTCAGCTTTAAGTTTTTCTCTATTAAGTTTAGCTTTTTCTTGATCTGCCATTGCTTTACGTTGTGATTCGCCTTGTTGTATATCAAGCTCTCTATTTCTTTGCTGAATAATAGGATCTTCCATTTGTTGCATTCTTTCTTGCTGTTGAGCCTCTTGCCTTTTACGAAGAGATAGTTTATCTGCGGCTGAAGCAACAAGTTCAGACAATCTTTTTTCAATTTCAGGAGGCATTTCTTCACCAAGAGCAGGTAGCGGTGTACCCATTTCAATTTCAATATCTTTTCTATATTGAAAGGCTAAATGTTCTCTAATATGTGCTTCTGTTGCCATCATAATACTTTGTGCTGAAGGACTTTCTTGAACTAATTGTTGTATTTCAGGATCTTCCATTCCTGCCATATGAACTGCAATATGTGCTTCATGATCTTGATATTCAAATGCTTTAACAGGAACAATATTAACCAAGTTCATATTTTCTAATACAGGATCAGCAGGTTTAATATCTTGTTTGTTTGGAATAACTTTGTCTACGTTTTCAATTCCTAAAACTTCTAACATCTGTCTGTGTAGTTCAGGCATGTCATACATTTCAGGTGCTTGTTGTGCTAACTGAAGTGCGGCTTGATACTGCATAATTCTTTGTGACATTGTTGCGGCGTTTGGATTACTTACAGGAATAACATCAACTCTTCCGTCAAAGTCTTTTGCTTTAACAAATTCATCAGGTTTTTCTGCATAAGGATAACTAGGTGAAGTAAATTTAGAAATAATACCACTTAGTATATTAAACTCTTTGTGCATAGATGCATGAAGTCTTGATTGAATAGCACTCATTACTTTCATAGATCTTTCCATGATTGCTAAAGTCGTTCCGACAGGTGCTTCATTGTTCATATCATTTACTTTTAAATCACCTAGACTTGCAAATCTTCTGCCTTCTTCAACAATAGTTGTAAGTAAAGAATATAAAGTTTGACTTGGTTCTTTGTATGGTAAAAACTGTATGTTCTCTCCAATAGATCCACCTGGTACATCTACATCTCTGAACTCACCTGGCATAATTGGTGTGTCGTCACCTTTTATTCTTAACCCTCTAGTCTTAAGACCACCTGGTAAATTAGATAATGTGCCTGCATCAATTAGTTGACGAAGTAAAGAAGTTGCTGATCTACTAAGACCACCAATCATATGAATTAATCCAAAACCATAAAAACCAATACCTGGTAAATATTGATAATGAACAAAATGTTGTCTTCTCATTTTTTTAGGATCATTTTCTTCATAGTTTCTTCTTATTGAAAGAATCTTTCTACTAGATTTATCTAGGGTTACAATGTACGGAAGAGCAATGCCTGTTTCTTTTCCGTTTTCCATATCCTCGAAACCTTCTAAATCAAGATCAACTTGCATTTCTAAAAGAGTATAACGATTATCGTTATCAAAACTTGTATCGCTTTCACCTGTTAGTTTGTTGTATTTATCAGTTATCTCAGTGATATCAGGAGAAGGAGCAGGTAAATCACATTCTTTAAAAAATCCTGAGTACATTAATTTTTTTATTTCGTTTTCAGTTTTTTTCATTATATGAGTTGCACGTTCACAAGTTAACAAATCACTTGCACCATAGCTAACTACAAAATCTTCAGCAGGTACAAAAATTGCACAAGGTCTATCCATCGTTGGATCAAAATAAACTTTTCTAAAAGCTGATCCTGCTAGTGGTAAAGAAATTCTC